GACTCTAGGGAGAGGACTACACTATTGAAGACCATTGAGTTACTTGGTAGATCTGTCTCTGCATTCTCAGATAAGGTTACCGTGGAGACCATTGATCCAAACACTGCTCTGGATAAATTAGTAGAAATGACTCAAGCCTCTTCTACTTATACTATTGAGGATAAATGATGTTAATAATAGAAGAGGGGAGACTATTTGGTAGAGGCGTTATAACCTCAGAAGTAAATAGAAAACACCCTAAGAGAAGGAGATTCTCCTTATTATGTAGCTGCGGGATTGAGTATGAAGTAGATCTTTGTAATTTAACTAAGCCCTCGAGTCCTGTACAGTCTTGTGGATGCTACCAAACAGAGATGGCAATGAAGAAGAATAGTGTAGACCTATCTGGTCAGAGATTTGGCATGCTACTGGTGGACTCCTTATCAGAAAGGGTAAACGGTACAGTACGTTGGGATTGTATATGCGACTGTGGAGGTACATGCTCTAGGACCTCAGAATCATTGAGGAGTAAATTCATTTCCTCTTGTGGCTGTAATATAAGAGGAAGTAATAGTATCCACTGGAACCCTGAACTAACTCTAGGAGAGAGAGAGATACAGAGAAATACCCCTGAGAATAAAGAGTGGTCACTACTCATTAAGAAGAAGGATAACTTTACCTGTCAAAAGTGTCTGGATAACACAGGCGGAAATTTAGTAAGTCACCACATCTTATCTTATAGTAAATACAAAGAGGCAAGGTATGATATAGATAATGGGATCACACTGTGCGAAGAGTGTCATAAAGAGTTTCATCACCTGTATGGATACATGAAGTTTACTGATAGTGACTTATGGGAGTGGATTAAAGATGAGTAAAAATATAAATGATAAACTAGCTGACTTGCTTCTGTACTACCGAAATAATCCTATAGACGCAATAGAACAGTTATTTGGTGTAACTCTAGATGATCAACAGAAGAACTTAGTCCGGTGTTCTACTAAGCAACATTCGAGGGTTGCGTGTAAAAGTTCGCAAGGAAGTGGCAAGACTTTCACACTAGTTTGTATATCTATGTACCTGTTATTAGTTGAGGAGGATTGCAGAATCCTGATGACAGCACCAAGTAGTCAACTTCTCTCACGGGTATTCCATAGTGAGTTTTTAAAGTTACACGCCAAATTACCTAAGGTATTTCAAGATTTCTTTGAAATACTTAAGGAGTCTGTATATATTAAAGGTAGGCCGTACCAGATACTTAATATGGTTACAGGATCACCAAGTAACTTGACTAGCCTACAGGGTGGGCATAGTCATAGTTATCATGTGTTAATGGACGAAGCGAATGGTATCTCAGAAGAAGTATTTGATACACTCTTAGGAACATTAGGTGCATCTCACAGAACCAGTTTTATTATGACAGCTAACCCTGTTCAGAACCACGGTCGATTCTTTGAGATCTTCGCCAAAGATAATCCCAGGTGGGATAAGTTAACATTCAATGCCCATGATTCAGCGCAGTCTACTGACAACTGGATCGAAGATATGAAGGCTCAATATGGAGAGGACTCGGATAACTATAAGATCCGTGTATTAGGAGAGTTCGGACGGTTCGGGGAGAATCAATTCTTTGATACACTACAGATAGATAATGCTATAGAGAATAGACTCCCAGAGGCATCCTACTCTCAATACCCAATTATATGTGGACTTGACCCTGCTAGATATGGGCCAGATAGTACAGTATTCGTAACTAGGCAAGGACCAAAGCTCTTAGATATCAGAGAGTATAAGAGTCTATCCACTATGGAGGTAGCTGCTAAAGCTGTAGACTACTATCATAAGTGGAGACCGGTATCTATTATGGTAGACTCCATTGGATTAGGCGCTGGTATCTATGATAGAATGGTAGAGTTGTCCTTACCAGCTAGAGAAGTTATAGTGTCTAATAAGCCCTCGAATCCTAAGTCCTATGGGAACCTGAGGGCACAGATCTATGGGGAGATGAGGGAATGGCTATATAATGGTGCTGACATTCTAGATTATCCAGAACTTATTAGCCAACTAAATGCTACTTCCTATACGTACAATAATAGAATGCAGATCATGCTATTGACTAAGAAGGAGATAAAGCGAATGGGCTTACCTTCCCCTGATATAGCTGATGCAATAGCATTAACCTTTGCACCAATGGTCTACGGTTTTATTGGGAACAGTGTTAAAGCTAAAACAATTAATAGAGTACAACGGAGAAATTGGGTCTAAAGATAAGATACGTTTAGTATAACTCTTATACCAACCGTCCCTTATATTAATATACAAGGATTATAATATGACAATGATGATAGATGACCAAAGCTTAGGGAACCTCAAGGGTACAGAAGAGGTTCAAGAGATAGTAGATAAAGGACCAGAGCTACCAGAGGATGCAGTAGCAGCATATATCCTTAAAAGGTATAGACAATTTGACGATGATAAGAATACATCAGGGGCAGAACAAGAAATTATAAATTCACTAGCAGCCTTCAATCTAGAATACTCAGAAGAGGATCTACAGAAGATTGCTGCAGAAGGTAGTAGCCCTATTTATATAGGACTCACTGCTACTAAGGCTCGTGCATTATCTGCCTTTATAAAGGATATTCTATTATCCTCTACTAAGCCATATGATATTCAGCCTACTAAGATTCCTAGTATTCCTAAGAAGGTTGAGGATCAAGTAGTTAAGTATTTTGAGAAACAGATGGAAGCTGTAGCTACTGGTGAAGATCTTAAGAAGACGAATGAAGCTAAGAGAGATATGGAACTATCTCTAATAGAAGAGATCAATGCTATTGCTAAGCATGAGTTCACTAAGATTGAAGCTGAGATTGAAGATAACCTACAGGAAGGTTCTTTTTATTCAGCCCTCTCAGATTTTATAGATGACTTTGCTATCTATCCTACAGCGATACTTAAGGGTCCAATTGTAACTAAGAAGAATAAGTTAACTTGGATGGATGGTGCTCCAGTCCTTAAAGAGGAATTTGTATTCTTCAATAGACGAGTTAATCCATTGGACTTTTATCCATCTCCTGATAAGGCTACATTTGTAGAGAAGCTTAGGTTCAGCCTAGAAGAACTATCTCAATTGGAAGGTATCCCAGGATATGATATAGAGGTAATTAGAGAGGCAATAGATAGTCCACAAGGAACTCAGAACTCTCTATTCACCAGAGTAGACCAAACCATTAGAGATCAGGAGATGCAAGGTGGTCTAGAGTATGAGGAGGAAGTACATGGTATTCATTGGCATGGAGCTATTCCAGCATCGGTTCTTGGAGAGAGAGTAGCTGCCAAGGGGACCATTGTTAATGTAGAGGCAATCTTAATTGGAGACAAGGTACTTAAGCTTAGTCTTAATACTGATCCACTTGGGAGATCACCTTACTACTGGTCTTCATTCCAAACTAAGCCGGGCTCCTTTTGGGGTACTAGTTTAGCTAAGGTAATTAACCCAGAGCAGAGATTATGTAATGCTACTGTACGTGCCCTAGCACTTAATCTTGGATTATCCGCTAGTCCTCAAGCTATGATTACTATTGATAGGCTTGCTGATAATGGAGATATTGATGAGATTTATGGTGGTAAGATATGGCAGGTTAAGTCAGATCCCGCTGGTAATAGTGGTAAGCCTATTGAGTTCTTCAATATTCCTTCTAATGCAAATGAATTGCTAGGAGTATTTAATAGGTTCATGGAGTTAGCAGATGATACTTCTGGTATCCCTCGATACACTTATGGTGGATCTAATACACAAGGAGCTGGTGCTACTAGTTCTGGATTAGCTATGTTAATCGAGAGTGCTACTAAGACTATTAAGCAAGCAGTAAGAGGTATTGATCAAGGAGTATTAGTGCCAAGGATAGAGACTGAGTTCTATGTTACAATGCTTAAATCTAAATCTAAGTATACAGGCGACATTACAGTAGTAGCTAAAGGTTCTCAGGCTCTCACTAATAAGGCAGCAGAATCCTTGAAACGTAATGAGTTTCTTCAGGCAACAGCTAATCAGATTGATCAGCAGATCATGGGGCCAGAGGGCAGAGCATTACTTCTTCGTGAGATGGCAGTTGATATGAATCTTCCTGAGGCTATTGTACCTAATCGTATGCAGCTTAAAACTAAGCAGGAAGGAGAAGCTAAGTCAGCTCAGGCTAATCAAGAGCTTGAGAAGATGAAGATCAATGTACCACTTGAAGTAGCTAAGCTCCAAGGTGAATATGCTAATAAAGGACAAGGTATTGTAGCACAAACTAAGGATATGGAAGCTCAGGTAGATAAGCTAGAGAATGATCAGGACTT